AATATATAACTTATTTTTTAATTAGACAAGTTATTTTTCATATTTGTCTCTAAAATTATTTGCAGCAAAATAAATTTCATCTGATGCTACCAAACTAACAACTTCATGTATTACTTCTTCATACTGATTTCTGTAGTTATTATCGTTAATTAAATCATTTATAACACCAACAATATCTATATCTTGCTCATCGAAATATTCCCCCGCATTAAAATTATTACGGTCAAGTAAAAAATTATAAACTAAATACGATAAATTTTCTATCATATCATAAAACATATCTCTATCAAAGGTAATTATATCTTTACTCTGTAAATATTTTTCTAAATCACTAATATATTCTTCGATAGCGTCATCATCATCATAATCATAAAGATCATCAGGAAGGTTATCATACACTTCAGTATCCAAATAACTTTCAATTGCCATCTCATAATTGTCCATAATAGTTTTACTAATACCGTTATCCATAAGTAAACGCATAATTTGAGGCGCATTTTCAGTAATTAATTCTTGTATTATTCTTTGGTTTTCAAATTGAACCGTTTGTGTATTACTTATTTGATTGACATTTTTCATATCTCTCGCATTATGAAATTCTTGTAGTTTTTCAATAATCTCATTATACTTTGGGTGTTGTTTTGGATATGATTCTTTGGGTAACCTTCTTGTTGACATACAATTATTAACCGCATTACACCAATCAGGATCACTTCCATCAATCTTTATATGATATGAAAACTTATGGTTTGGATCATTTTGTGGTTTATTTTTAAATATCCAAAAGAACTCGGTCCCTGTTTGATTATGTCTATTCCAATTAGAATCAGTATCTCTTGCGGTTGTACACCATTTAGATCCCGCACCATATTTACAACTCGCTTCCCAAGTGTTTGCCGCCAACACCAACAACTCACCATCTTCATAAAGTTTTGTGGCGTCGGTTGATCTTTCTTCTGATTTAATTTTAACAAGGTCTCTTCTTAATTCTTCGTATGAAGAATATTGGGCAAAATCTTTTTTTGATAATTTTTTTTGGTATTTGAAAACATCATCCATTAGTTTTAATGCTTCCTCTGGATTTCCACTCCTTTTATTGGCCCACGATTTATATAAATTTTTAACGTGTTCTGATTGTTCTTGAATAACTTGTTTAACTATTCTTGTTAAATCCGATTCTGTTAGTCTAATAATTCTTTTCATATCAACATTTTAATATAAATATGTTGATAATAAAGATTTGTACCTCCAGCAGGGGTCGAACCTGCAAAATCGGGTTTCTAAGACCCGCGCGTATACCAATTCCGCCATGGAGGCATTTATCGAGGTCCTAATTGGAATCAAACCAATCTAACCGGTTTTGCAGACCGGCGCCTAAGTCTCTCGGCCATAGGACCATATATTAACGGCAGTGGTGATCTGCCGCCTTTGTTGCAATTTGGTTGTCGGGTTTAATGTTTGTTTTATACCCCAGTGATGTTGCCCACCCCACAACAGGGGGAACAAGTTTTGAGCTGAAATGTTTTTCTTGACTATTATAGTCTAAGTCAATCTCAACTATCACCTTCACTTTCTGGGTTAACCATTCGGCAACCTCAATTGAATAATCGGCCTCATTCCAAAGACGTGTCCATTTATCTCTTATTTTTTTCACTTTCTGTTTGTGAAGAATATAATGGACACCACGATTTCCATACCGGTATGCAATAACCGTAACATAAATTGTACTTCTTCTGTGATTTTGTGAATCTGTACCGATGTGTACCTCAACCCAGGGACATTCTTTTAGAACATCTAAGGTATGTTTTACTACATCAGGAATTGTTTCACCATTAACCGTTCTAAATACTCTGTTCATTATTTCTATTTTTTTGTGGAACCATGCGGAGTCGAACCGCAACCTCTGGTTTTTCAGACCAGCGTGACACACCATACTTACACCATAGTTCCTTTTTGCACAAGAGACGGGAATCGAACCAAACTCTACGTCGTATCTTCGGGGTCGCGGGCCCCAATGTTTTACCATTATACTACTCTTGTATTTTTTGTTTTACAAATTTAATAATTTTTTCTGTTTCTTCTTTGATAAATTTCTTACCACTTGTTAAATCTTTAACTATATATAACTCAATACCCAGTTCAAGACACTCATTAATTTTTTGTTTGTCTTTATTTGTTGTTTTTTCAAAAGATTCATCATCCCTTATTTTTTTATAATGATAAATTCCATTCCATTCTATCGCTAAATTTAAACTTGGGATATAAACATCAAGTTCTTTACCATTTAATACCTCCCTATCATTAAACATCATTATTAAATTTGGAAATTTGTTTTTCAAAGTTTCTTCCAAATAAACTTCAGCTTTCGATCTTGTACCAAAAATTTGTTTATTATTTATTTTATTTCTACAAGTACCTCCACAGTATTTTCGTTTTTTAAATTCATTTTCAGTTACCATTAAAATTTTACCACAAACAGGACAAATAAATTCTACTCTTGGTTTAGTGTTTTTTTCTATTAAATTTTTTATTATTTGTTTTTTCTTTTCCGGATTTTTTATGTAAAAATCTATTAATTTTTTTCTTCTTTTATCTGCTGAAAGTTTTAAACTTTTCAACCCTTTTTCAGATAATTGATATTTTTTTGTCTCTCTAGTTTTATTAGTTAATGAAGCACTACAAGAATGACCACAGTAGTTATTATTTTTTTTGTCATAAGATAATGGTAATTCACAATTCTTACATTTTTTTGGATTTTTGTTATATTCAATTATAGCTATATTTCTTTTTTCTATAGAGTTGTTTTTTCCAACAACTTTAAGTTTTTCAAATGATTTACCTCTATTTGGGTTTTCTAAACAATTTGTTACATGTGCTCCAGCATGTTTAGAGCTTTTAATTTCAACTTCCCCACAAAATTTACAATTATATATAAACATAATACCCTTTATATATAAATATCACACACTTTAACAAAATCGAACTCTAATGTATTTTTTTTGAAAAATTTGCGCAAAACTTCCGAGTCGAACAGAAATTTGATGGTTTGGAATCATCCGTGTTAGCCATTACACTAGTCTTGCAGTAGTACCCGACCTAGCTCGGGACCGACATCGGATCCGCACCCCCTCAGAGACTCGAACTCCGACCTGACACCTTAGAAGAGTGTTGTACTTCCATTATACGAAAGGGGCGAATAAAAGATGATGAATGACTTTATCAGGAATCCCGCTACTTCTATCAAAGCTTCACACACCATTAGAGAGTTGGGTTATTACATCAATACAATTAAGATTGAACACCTATCCTTAGTTTGTACCCTTGCGACACGTCTCTCCACGTCTGTCATTCTACGCTTCTTATCATCTTTTGTACCTTCGGAGAGGGTCGAACTCCCAATCATCAGATTCGTATTCTGAGGCTTTTCCATTAAGCTACGAAGGTATGTTGTGTGTATGATGGGTCACGATCCCACGACCTCCGCTTTCACAGAACGGCACTCTACCAACTGAACTACATACACCATATAAAACTTTTTCCAGTACCGATAAAGGGTATCGAACCCAATGACATCCAGGATATGATTCCGGACCGAAAACCTCTCCTATCGGTATTTGCGGAAGACATTGGAATCGAACCAAATACCCTTACGGGTCCGTTTCGCTTAGCAGGCGGACCCTATCTCCATCAAGGTTTGTCTTCCTTTGTGTTCACGACGGGTTACGATCCCATTACCTCCTGTGTATCAGACAGGTGCTCTACCAATTGAGCTACGTGAACTTATGCGGACCGGGAGAATTACGATATCTCGACCTCAACCTTAACAGGGTTTTGCTCTGCCTCTGAGCTACCAGTCCAAATTAAACTTTTCTACCTAAATTCCAACCATTAGGTATAATTTCACCCTTTTTAATTTTTTTATTTTCATTTCCATTTGTTATCCAACAAGTACCATACTGTGAATTTTTGTCACCTAATTGGTTAATTGAATTTTTTTCACCGATTTTAATTTTTGATTCGTCAGAATGTTTTCTACCTAACCATATTTTAGTCCCTTTTGGGAATTTAAATCTGTGTTTTTTATTTTCTAAACCTATTTCTTTTCTTCTTTTTTTAAAATTTTCATCATTTTCCATCAACCATTTTTGTTTTTGGTTACCAGCAATAGAACATTTTAACATATGATCTTCATTTACAAATCCACCACCACCACCTACTTGTAAGTTCATACAAAGTTTTTCATTCAACAGTTCCTCATTAACAATTTCTTTTTCCCGTTTTTTTAATTCTACTCTATTTTCACAAAATTCAACAATCTCTTTTGTAAAGTTTTCTTTACCATAATAATTTATTGAGTTCCATAATCTTTTACCGCTACCTAAATAACTGTCATTTATGTTATCCGTTGAGTGCATCCCAATATAATATTTTCCATTTACACTACAAGTTGTTTTATATATGTAATGGTATTTCTTTTGTTTTCTCGACATATCTATACTTTATATATAAATATATCGAAAAGGTACAAAAGTTCCAGTGTGGGAGAGGAGGGACTTGAACCCCCAGTCTCAAATGAGAGCGGTTTTACAGACCGCGCGGCTACCAATTACCGGTTACTCTCCCAAACACGGTTTATAGGAACTTACCGTAAACTTCTCGTACACTCTACAGGGATCGAACCTCCAATGGTAATTTACCTCCAGAGTCAAAATCTGGTGACTTTGCCTAATTCGTCTACCCCGCAATTTTACAGAGGAGAGATGAGGTGCCGACCCCCATAGCTTTCAGTACCTGCCGTTGTGATTATCTCT